CTAATAATGCAAGAAAGGCAAGAGTAGCTGCAAAAAAAGCAAAAGAAGCAGTAAGACAACCAAAAGCCAAAGGTTTAAAAGCTAAAATGCAGTTAAGTGATAAATTTACGGATTGTGTAAATAAAGACCCGGCAAAACGGTCGTTGCTCCTAGTTGAAGGAAACAGTGCCGCAGGTAGTGTTATCGAAGCCCGCAATGTATATACAGATGCTATATATGCACTTAGAGGTAAGATTATTAGTCCTTTAAAGCAGTCACTTGATAAAATATTAACTAATCAAGAAATGTCTGATATAATTAAAGTTATTGGAGCTGGTTTTGGGGAAAGTTTTGACATAAATAAAATGAATTTTGATAAGATAGTAATTACATCAGATCAGGATTCGGATGGCGCCGATATAGAGCTATTGCTAATTACGTTCTTCTACACTTATATGAGGCCTCTTGTTGAAAGTGGAAAGCTATATAGAGCAGTAACTCCATTATATATTGTAACAAAGAATAATAAAGAAAGAGTATTCCTATACACAGAAAAGGAATTGGAAGAGTATCGAAAAAATCATAAAGATAAGTGGGAATTGTCCCACCTGAAAGGGCTTGGCGAAATCTCCGCACAAACACTTAAAGAGGTCTGTTTTGACAGACAAAGATATAAAAGAATTACTGTTTCTGATGCAAAAGCAACCGAAGAATTGTTAGAAGTTTTACAAGGAAAATCTATTTTACCAAGAAAACAATTTATATATAATAATGCGAAACAATTAGGATTTAATTTTACTTGATTTTATTTAAAATTTTTGATATAATATATATATAAAATAAAGGAGAAAAATATGAGTAATTATATAACAGATATAGATATATTAGATGAAAGTAAAGAATCTTTTCTTGTTTACGCTGAAGAAGTATTAACTGATAGAGCAATTCCATCTGCGGAGGATGGATTGCTTAGTGTACATAGAAAACTTATATGGACTATGGAAAACATATTAAAAATGTCCAGCAAAAGTAAATATAAAAAGAGTGCAAGTATTGTAGGATCTACACTTTCATCGAGCTATTATCACGGTGATAGTGCTTGTTATGGAGCATTATGTAAATTAGCTCAGTTATATTTGATGCGTTATCCATTAGTTGATGGTGATGGTAACTTGGGTACTCAAGAAGGAAATGGCATGGAAGCTAGTTCTAGGTATACTAATGCTAGACCTAGTAAATATGCAGATTTAATGTATACAGATTATAATAAAAATGTGGTACCTTTAAAACCTACATATAATGAAGAGTATATGGAGCCTGTAGTTTTACCTTCTTTATTACCAAATGCAATTTGTAACGGCAGAGAAGCAATAGGTATAGGTTTTAGTCATAATTCATTGCCCGCAAATCTTAGTGAAGTGTGTGACGCAATTATTGCATATTTAAAAAATAATGATATAACAATAGATGAAATTTTAAACATTATGCCAGGTCCAGATTTTCCTCTAGGTGGAGTTGTAGTCAATACTCAAGATGTAAAAGAGGCTTATAAAACTGGACATTCATCTACTTCAATTAAAGTTAGAGGAGATTATGTAATAGAAGGACAAAATATTATATTTAATTCTATTCCATATCGTACATACAGAAATAAAATCAAAGAGCAGATTAATAAGAACATTGATGAATTAGATAAGATTATTGATGATTTTAAAGATGAGTCAAATGTTGGTATTAATAAATTAGTATTTCATTGTAAAGCAGGAGTAAATCCATCAAAAGCAGTTGAAGTATTGTTTGACTGTACTGATTTACAAACAAGTTTATCTTACAATATGAATTTTATTGTGAATGGAACGCCTAAATTATGTTCAATGAAACAGTTGATTGAAGCTTATGTAAATCATCAAATGAACATAATAATTGCGGCAGCCACTTATGATAAAGATAAGGCAGAAAAGCGTAAACATATAATAGAAGGTTTATTGATTGCAATTGGAGATATAGATAAAGCATTAGAACTAATTAAAAGTTCTACAAATAAAGAAGAGGCTACTAAGAAATTAACAAATCATTTTGCTATTGATAATACACAAGCAACAGCCATTCTTGATATGAAGTTATCTGTATTAACAAAAATGGATAAATCTAAATTAGAAAAAGAATTAAAAGAAAAAATTAGTATTATTGAAAAGTGTAATAGATTAATAGAGGATAAGCCATATAGAACATCACATTTAATTGAAAAAGTTAGTAAGATGAAAAAAGAATATGGTGATGCCCGCAGAACTAAATTATTATATAATAAAATAGAAAAAAAGACAAAAGTAAAAGAAAAGGAAGTAATTGAACCAAAACCTTGTGTAGTTGTTTTAACCCAAAATAATGATATAAAAAGATTAGAAACTTCTTCTTTTAGAGTTCAACACCGTAATGGTGTAGGAATAAAAAATTCAGATGATATAACATTATACATGTTAAAAAGTAATACTACTCATAACTTATTATTGTTTAGTGAAAAAGGTAAATTTTATAATATTAGTGTAAATGATATTCCAACTGGAACTAATAAATCTAAAGGTATATCGATATATAGTTTAATTAATATGGATGCGTCAGATCGCATAATTGCGGCAATCGATCCAGATAATAAAGGTATAAATAAATATGTGTTATTTGCAACTAAACAAGGTGTTGTAAAGAGAACTAAAATTGAAGAATACATTAGTACAAGAAATAATAAAAAAGGCTCAATAGCAACAAAACTTAGAGAAAATGATAGTATTCAATCAATTAACTTTATAAATGATGAGCAGGTATTAATTGCGACACATAAGGGGTTTGGACTTTGTTTTAAAAGCGAAGAAATTAGAATAACTAGTAAAAATAGTATAGGTGTAAAAGGCATTAATTTATCATCTGATGATTATGTTATTTCTACGATTCCTGTAAAGAAAACAGATAAACTTGCAATTTTCACAGAAGATGGTACAGGTAAAAGAATAGAAATGACAGAATTGAATGTCTATGGTCGTGGTGGTAAAGGAATAAAAATTACACATAATACTAGTTTACTTGCTTCAGTCATAAAAGTAGATAATAATGATAATATAATTGTTATTGGAAATAAAAATTCAATTTATATCGAAAGTAAAGATATTCCTGTATCTTCACGATCGAGTAAAGGTGTAAATATAATTAAAAATAATAAAATAGTTAAATGTTTTTCTATATGAGAGGAAATAATGTATTATGGATGAAAAAGAAATTATTGTAACTCTTGAAATGATACAGGCATGGTTAGAGTGGGATTACCCACTTGAACTATTCCTGAATTTAGATAACGTAATAAAATATTTAAAAGAAAATAATTCTAATAATTAAGAAAATTTTTGACTTTATTAAAAATTTTTGATATAATATATATAGAAAAAGTTAAGAAAATAAAAATAATAATAATAGATGGAATGGCAGAGTTTGGTTTAATGCGTTAGTTTGCTAAACTAATGTGCATAATATGCACCGTAGGTTCAAATCCTACTTCCATCGTTTGCACTGAAAGGAATGTTTGAAGAATGAGTTTAATCGACAAGATTAAAAAGTTATCTGATGAATTAACCAAATATACTATTAGTTATAACAATGGTCATCCTGAAATAACTGATAAAGAATGGGATTCTAAATATGAGCAATTAGTAGAGTTAGAGCAACGCTTGAATGTGTTTCGCCCCAATTCGCCTACTAAACAGATATATGACTTTAGCACTGTATCTGAATTAAAAAAGGTTAAACATAACCATCTAATGTTATCTTTAGCAAAAACAAAAAAAGAATCAGAAGTAGAGTCGTTTATTGGGAATGAAGCAGCTATTGCTATGTTAAAATTAGATGGATTAACTTGTTCTTTAACATATAAGAATGGAGTTCTAGTTAGAGCAGAAACTAGAGGAGATGGAGAAGTTGGAGAAGATGTTACTCATAATATTATAGCTGTTTCAAACATTCCTAAAGTGCTTCCTAAAATGTGGACTGGCTCGGTAGATGGAGAAATCATTTGTCCTTATGATGAGTTTGAAAAGATAAATGAGAATAATGATTATAAAAATCCACGAAACTATGCGGCAGGCAGTATTAGATTATTAGATAGTCAAGAATGTAGTCACCGCAATTTAAAGTTTATAGCTTGGGATTCTTTTCCAGAAACTGGTTTTTATAGTTATTTAACAGATAAGTTAATAGAATTAGAAGATTTTGGTTTTGATGTGGTATCAGGACTTGTGAATAATGCTGATAGTTATGGAAATGATAATAGTTTTGTTACATATTCAATTAAAGTATTAAGAAATTTAGCTAAAACAAAGAGTTTACCCATTGACGGTATAGTTTTTAAATATAATGATTGTCAAGTATATTTATCAAAAGGAAAAACTTCACATCACTTCAAGGGCGGGCTTGCATATAAGTTTTATGATGAAGAGTTTACTTCTCGTTTAATTGATATTAATTGGACAATGGGTAAAACTGGTGTTCTTACTCCTGTTGCTAAATTTGAACCAATAATAATTGATCAAACAGAAATTTCAAGAGCAAGTCTACATAATGTAAGTATACTTAAAGCTATTTTAGGAAAGCCTTATAAAGGGCAAAAAGTAGTAGTGTATAAAGCTAATATGATTATTCCTCAAATAGCATCCGCAGAAAAGGCTGAAACAAATAAAAATTTTATAGATTTTCCTAAGATTTGCCCAGTGTGCGGAGGTCCGACACAATTAAGGTTTAGTGAAAATAATGTAGAAAATTTATATTGTACCAATAAAGAATGTTTAGGTACAAGGGTGACATTATTAAAACATTTTTGTGGGAAAAAAGGACTTGATATTAAAGGTTTATCTGAAAAAACTTTGGATAACTTGTATAAATGGGGTTATATTTCATCTTTTGAAAGTTTATTTAATTTAAGACAATATAAAAAGGAATGGATAGAAAAACCTAATTTTGGAGAAAAGAAAGTTAATAACATTTTAGATAATATAGATTCTGCTATATCTAATTGTGAATTATGGAAATTTCTTTCTAGTATAAGTATTCCGCAAGTTGGAGTTACTTTTGCAAAAAAATTAGCTAGAAAATTTCAAACATATAAAGATTTACGTGATCATATTAAAGAAGGGTTTCTTAATATTGATGGTATCAGTTTCAAAATGAATGACATTTTAACAGATGAATCAAGTTATATAATTGGAGATAGTATATGTGATAGAATTACTATTGTAAATTCTTTATATGAAGGAGATACAAGGATTAACAATAATAATCTTATTACAAATAAATGTAATAAGAAAAAAATTGTAATAACTGGTAAATTGGTTCATTACAAAAGAGATGAGTTAAAAGATTTAATTGAAGCGGCTGGTGGCATAGTAACTAGTGCAGTATCAGGTAAAACTGATCTTTTGATAAATAATGATAAAGAATCAAATACTGCAAAAAACCAAAAAGCTAAAAAAATTGGGATTCCTATTCTTTCAGAAGAAGAGTTTTTGAAAGAGTATTTAGGTAAAGAAGATTAATAATATTATATAAAAATTATATTATTATTCTTAAAAAATTTTTCAACTTGAAATCTTAAAAAATTTTTGATATAATATATGTATAGTAAATGAGAGTAAGGTTCTCATATTATTATAAATAAAAATAAAATTAATTTATAAAAGGAGAAATTTATTATGAAAGAATCAACAAGAACAGTATGGAATTATATTAAGGAGCATGACGGAGAGGATTTTACTGCTAAGGATATTGCTGAAGCAACGGGTATTGCTGTAAAGTCGGTAAATCCTATTATAACAGCAGCCTTTCAGAGACATCGTGATGAGGATAAGAACATTGTACCTCTTACTTTTAGAGAGGAAGCAGTTATTGAAACTGAGGACGGAACACATGAGACTGTTAAGTTTATTCGTCTTACTGATGAAGGAAAGGCATTTGAGTTTGCTGAGTAATTAATAACTTTTTTACAGTGCAAAGTATGGCAAGGGGTAATTGATACAATTACCCTTTGTTTTTTAAAAGGGATAATTATTATGGAAAATAAGATTTTATATAATGATGACGCTTATATAAAAATTAATGATTTAATAAAAAATAAAATTAAAGTAAATCATATTATAACCGATCCACCATATAATATATCTAAACCTAATAATTTTACTACAATGAATACAGTTAGAACTGGAATAGATTTTGGTGAATGGGACAATGGAAATTTTGATTTATATTCTTGGATTCCTTTATATTCTAAAGTTTTAGATAAAAATGGTTCAATGATTATTTTTTGTTCATATAGGTTTATTAGCCACATTATAGAAGTTTTAGAAAACAAAGAAACTAATATGGTTATGAAAGATGTCTTGGTGTGGCAAAAAAGTAATCCTATGCCAAGAAATAGAGATAGAAGATATGTTCAAGATATGGAATTTGCGGTATGGGCAGTAAAGAAAAATTCTAAATGGGTTTTTAATAGACCGGAAGATAAACCATATTTAAGAGGATTTTTTCAAACTCCATTGGTTGCTGGAAGAGAAAAATTAGGACATCCAACTCAAAAGAGTTTAAAATTAATGAAAGATATTATTATGATTCATTCAAATCCTGATGAAACTATATTAGATCCTTTTATGGGTAGTGGTACAACAGGAGCCGCCGCATTAGAATGTAACAGAAAATTTATTGGAATAGAAAAAGATGCAGAATATTTTAAAATGGCATCAAACAGATTAAAAGGTATGTAATTATGGCTATTGGTATAATATGTATAGTTATTAGTTGTATTGTTTTAATTATAGGATTTAAAAATATTCATACTATTAATACAGAAATAGATGAACAAAATGCTGAAGCAGAAGCTCAATTAATTATAGTTAAAAATCGAGTTACAACAGAACAAGAATTATTAAATAAAGTTCAACAAGAATTAACTTGTAAAATAATTGAAGAAGAAAAACTCACTGAAAGACTTCAAACTAGAACTAAAGAGTTTAATCAAATATTAGAACAGAATGAAAAAATTTCAAATAACGCATATGCAAATTATGCTGTTGTTTTAGAACAAGCTTATAAAGAAAAAGAACAAGATTTTGATAAAAAAGTTGCTAATTTAAATTCAACATTAGAAAATGTAGAATTAAACGCTCAACAAAAAATGGATGAGGTAGCTGCTGAATTAGAAAAGCTTATTACAACTTATGAAAAAAGTAAAGAAGCTATTTTAAAAGAAAGACGAGCAATAGCAGAAAAACGAAAATATTCAATTTCATTAACAGATGAAGAAAAATTAGATATAGAAATCTTAAATGATTTAAAACCAAAATTGCATCAACCAAGAATATTAAGTATGCTAATTTGGCAAACTTATGTTCAAAAGAAGATGAAACAATTAATTATAGATACTTTAGGAACAACTCCAAAAATTGGTATTTATAAAATTACTAATTTTGAAACAAGTGAAGCATATATAGGACAGGCGGTCGATATTGGAAAGAGATTCTTAGAACACGCTAAATGCGGAGTTGGTATAGATGCTCCCGCACAAAATAAATTATATAAAGCTATGCAATCTGATGGTATTTATTGTTTCTCTTGGGAGTTAATAGAAGAGTGTTCAAAAGAAGAGCTAAATGAAAAAGAAAGATATTACATAAAATTATTTGATACAGTAAATACAGGCTACAATATTTTGAAAGGAAATAAAACATGAAATTTACACATACAAAAATAATGAATTTTGAAGGTGCTATTAGAGGTATGCGGAATCCGCTTGAAAGTTGGAATAAATCTGATTCTATTTTTGTTCATTTTTTAAGTGATAAATATTCAACCGAATTACGTGAAGTTGCTTATAAATGGGCAAGACATGATTTTCCAAAAGGCGATATAAGTGATTTTGAATTTGAAGATGCTTTTAAGAAATATTGTACTTGGTTAGGTCATACCAAAGGTAATCTTTTAGGACCGAATGATTTTGATCTAGCCACAAGATTAATAAAAAGTGGTTCAGAGCATAGAAAATTTTTAAGACAAATATTTGTTAGTGTAGATATTACAGCTCCATTATATTTTTTCAAAGAATTTGATACTTACAAAATAGGCGTAACCGCAAACAGTACTTCAACAATGCACAAAATACATTCTAAACCAATTACTGTTGATTGTTTTGAAATAGATGATTTACAACCTTTTGAAAAACAAGCAATGGAAACAATAATTGATATTTGCAATACTTATTTATCATTATATCAAACCTCTAAAGAAAAACAATATTGGAAAGCATTAATTCGTATCTTACCTGAAAGTTGGTTACAAACTAGAACTGTCACTATGAATTATGAAAATATAATACATATATACAAACAAAGAAAAAATCATAAATTAACAGAATGGTCACAAAGTTTTTGCACTTGGGCAGAGTCATTACCTTACATGTCAGATTTTTTAAAATATATTTGATTTTATAAAAAAAATTTATTATAATATATATAATAAATAAAAGAAAATCTACATAATTAGTGGAGGAGGTAAAAAATGACAAAAGAAGAATTTATGAATACGGTCTATTCTGAATTGTATTCTGATGGTGACGACCACCGAGCAAACAGAATTATTGATGCGGCTAATGAATACGCAGTAGAGCAGGCAAGATGGATTCCTGTAAGTGAGAGGCTGCCAGAAGTATATGGGAGGTATCTTGTCTCAACGAAAAATCTGACAGGTTACGCACCGCTGGAAAATCAAGTATTTATTTGCGTCTATATAGAAGGTGGAGATTGGCTTGGTTTCGACAAAGATTTCGACAATGAGATTATAGCATGGATGCCATTACCCGAACCATATGTTCCCGACATAAATGACGGGAACAAGGCAGAAAGTGAAGTAAAGCGTATAAATGGTAAATGGATACCACAGGATCATAATATAACAAATGGGATGATGTCTACCTCAGTTTATTATTATCCGAAATGTTCAGTGTGTGGATATTGTGCTAATTATACGAATTTTTGTCCTAATTGTGGTAGTAAAATGATGTAAGTGAGGAGCAGGAATGACAGTAGCAGAATTGATAGAACAGTTAAAGCAAATGCCACAAGATGTTCATGTGTATGCAGAGGGTGAACTTGCTGATAAGGTTATATTTGAGAAAAGCCCTGATGGTAATGGTGGAATAGTGCGGGTATTTAAGGCGTGGGATGTTGAGATTGTCGGAAGAGGTGTTGATTTACAGGAAAGTGAGGAATGAACATGACAGATATAGAGTTGGTAATTAAGATTTCAGAAGAAAACTATGAAAATATAAAGGAACAAGTAAATAAAAGAGATTACCCAGATATGCAAATTGGAAAAGCAATCGCAAATGGCATACCACTTCCTAAAGGTCACGGAAGATTGATTGATGCAGGTGCACTTATTAAAAAAATGGAAGAGCGAGAAGAAAAACTGAAAGATGATAGGTCAATGTGGGAAACAGCAAGTGTTGAAACGGCATTAGATATGTTTGCACCAACAATCATATAGGCAGAAAGTGAGGTGTAAATATGGTTATAACACGAATTGGAGATATTATTAATGGTTTTAAATTCACATGTAAATGTTGTAACGCTGAATGGTATGCAAATATAGAAGAGGTTAAATTTACACCACCATTTATGGAATATGCTGTGTATATGTATTGTCCTTGTTGCGGCGAGAAAACTTATAATGAGGTTACAGAAAGTGAGGGATAAAGAATGACAAAAATAAATAAAGTACATTTAGAGTGGATCCCTGTTAGTAAGATGATGCCAAAAGATAAACAGAACGTTTTATTTTGTGACATTGATGATGATATTATGGTTGGTTATCACGTTGAAGGTAGACCTAACACGCATTTTACACAAGACGGAAGTTATGATTATATAAAGAATGTAAGAGCATGGATGCCATTACCAAAACCATATAAGAGAGAAAATTAAATTAAAAAGTGAAAGAAATTATTATTTTATAAATCAAACTTTTATAATACGCTTGATTTTATAAAAAATTTTTGTTATAATATATATAGAAAAATTAAAAAAAGAAAAAAAATAAAGGAGAAAAACAAATGGCACATAAGTTTATAAACACAGAAACAATTATTGGTAGAATATATCAACATGATTTAATAATTAAAAAAGTTCAGAATGAAAATTCAGCAAATTATGGTAAAGACTTTATAAGTGGTAAACTTGATATCGCAGTAGACGAAGATGGTCTTAATGTAATTTCAGTTAATTACACTTATGTATCTCCAACTTATTCGAGTGGTAAAGAGAACACAACTTATAAGGCGTTAAAGAAAATAATTGATAATGGTAAAACTTGGGTTGTTGATGGCAAGGAAAATGCTACGATGGTTAGAGCAACACCTTCTCTTGCATTAAATGATTTTGATACAGAAAGAGATGGCGAAACTGTTCATGTATCTGCAAAGAAAAATGAGGGTGGATTCCTTAGTATTATAAATTCTTTACCAGAGGAATATGATGAAGGCGGTTATAATCAGAGAAGTAAATTTACAACTGATATTTTGATAACAAAAGTTAAGAGAGTAGAAGCAGATGAAGAAAGAAATATCCCAGAGTATGTAAATATTCATGGTGCAGTATTTGATTTTAGAGGTGGTATTCTTCCTGTTGATTTAGTAGCAAAAACAGATAATGCTATGAATTATTTTGAATCTCTTGAGCCAACATCAAAAGAACCAGTATTTACAAAAGTATGGGGTACAATAGATTGTACAGTAGTTGAAAGAAAGATTACTGAAGAGTCTGCTTTTGGTGAAGCGGCAGTTAGAACTATTCGTACGGGTAGAAAAGAATGGGTTGTAACAGGAGCTGCAAAGGTACCTTATGATTTTGGTGACGAAGAAGTTCTTAATGCAGAGCAGGTAAAGACAAAGATGCAGGATAGAGAAGTATTTCTTGCAGAGCAGAGAAAGAATAGAGAAGAGTGGATTGCTAAAAGAAATTCAGAGAATAGCAAGCCAAAGAGTGGTGGAGTAACAGTATCAACAGATGATTTTGATTTTTAATAGGAAGAGGGGTAGATAAAATATGGGACTTATTGATTTAAAAAAACTTACCCCTCATAAGGTAAGTAGAGATTTAAGTGGCTACATTACGTATATTTATGGACCTGCAAAATGTGGCAAGACAACATTAGGTAGTCAAATGCCAAAACCTTTACTCTTAGCATTTGAAAAAGGATATAATGCTTTACCAGGAGTTATAGCTCAAGACATTACATCTTGGGCAGAGTTAAAACAGGCTGTTAGACAATTAAAAGATCCAGAGGTACAAGAAAAGTTCTCTACAATCATTATAGATACTGTTGATATTGCAGCAGTTCTTTGTGAAAAATATGTTTGTAATCAAAATGATGTTGATTCTATAGGTCAGGTACCTTACGGTCAAGGCTGGAATCTATTAAAGAAAGAGTTTGAAGAGCCTTTTAGGACAATAACTCAGCTTGGTTATGCAGTATGTTTTATTTCTCACTCAAAAGAAAGAACAGTTAAACGCCAAGATGGTTCTGAATATACAAAGATAGGACCATCTATCTCACAAACATATAATTCAATTGTAGAAAATATGGTTGATATTTATGGATATATGCACCCTGTAGCTGAAAACGGTTCTGCAAAAGTTGTTATTACTTTAAGAGCCACAGACGATACAGTTAGTGCAGGCGGACGTTTTAAATATATGGTTCCAGAGATTAATTCTGATTATGACAGTTTAGTTAAAGCATTAAACGATGCTATTGACAAGGAAGCTCAATTAACTGGTAACAAATATGTTACAAATGAAAGAGAATCTACAGTTAAAACATTAGATTTAGATTATGACGCAGAATTAAAGAAATTTAATGATACAGTTAAGAAATTACAAAGTGAAAATAGTGAGGATGTTTTTGCTAAAGATATTGCTCCAAGAATTACTGAGATTACTAATAAATACTTAGGTCGTGGAAAGAAAGTTAGTAATTGTCCAAGAGAGCAAGTTGATATGATATTCTTAATTAATGTTGAATTAAATGATGTGTTTTTCAAGAATGAAAGTAAATAAGTAGGTAATATATAGAATTTTTGGTAGGTATTACTTACAATAAAAAGTTATTCTATAACAACAGCCATCCATATTAAAGAAGATTAAATGTGGATGGACTGTAATCTACGTTTTCAAAGGAATTTTGGTTTTGGAATTTTAAAATCAAAATTCCTTTTCTTGATTTTCGTAAAAATTTATGTTATAATATATATAGAAAAATATTATAAGAAAGAAGGTGTACAATGGCTCATGTTGTAAAATGTTTTTGGTGCGGAGAGCGATTTGACACAGATAAAATTGAATCTGTAAAAGTCAATAGTCGTAGATATGGACATCTTTCTTGCGTACCAAAAGAAGAAACTAACCATTATGAATTAATACCTTTAAAACCACAAAAAGAAAAAACAAGAACGAAAAAAGAAACTAAACAAAAAGTAGAAAAAGATAAAAGCTTAGAAAAGTTAGAAAAATATATATGTCAATTGTTTGACGTAGAATATGTACCACCTCGAATACAAAAGCAAATAACTCAATTTAGAAATGAATTTAATTATACTTATAGTGGTATTTTAAAAACATTAGTTTATTTTTATGAGATTCAAGGAAATAATCAAAATGATGATAAATATGGGCAAACTATAGGTATAGTACCTTGGATATATGAAGATGCTAAAAAGTATTTTTATACTTTATATTTAGCACAACTTGCTAATCAAAAATTAACTCACGATCAAATAGAAACTAAAGTTGTGCAGTATCGGATACCAAGCCCGCAAATTAAAAAAAGAGATATTAAATTATTTGTATTTGAGGAGGAGAAAGAAGAAGAATGAGTACATATATAGATAATACAGCTTGTTTACAAGTAATAGGTGGTATTTACAATAACCCTTCTCTTATTGATGATGATAAATTATTTTTTAATGAAGATGATTTTACTGAAAAATTTCATAAAATTATATTTGGTTCAATTTATAATCTTTATTTATTAGGTGCTAAAGAAATTACAATTAATACAATAGAAGATTATCTAAAAGATAAACCTAAAAGTTATGCAATTTATCAAGCTAATAAAGGTGCGGAATGGCTTAATAAAGTTTCTTCTGTTGTTCAAGTATCGACTTTTCAATATTATTATCAGAGAATGAAGAAGATGACTTTGCTTAGAATGTATAATAAAAGTGGAGTTGATTTATCTTGGTTATATGATGTAGATAATATTTTAGATATTCAAAAGAAAGAAAAGCAGGAAGAATGGTTAGATAACACATCTTTAGAGAAAATTGCGGACTTAGTTGATACTAAAATTAATGAAGTTAGAGCAAAATATGTTAATGATGATTATAGTGTTTCAGTTCAGGCGGGAACGGGTATTACTTCTTTATTAGAAAAGTTTAAAAAATCACCAGAGTTTGGAGTGCCTTTATATGGAAAATTAATTAATACAATTACTAGAGGTGCCAGGTTAGGGAAGTTTTATCTACAGTCAGCAGGTACTGGGGTAGGCAAAAGCAGAAGTATGGTAGCCAATTCATGCTACATCGCCTGCTCGGAAATGTATGATGTTGACAATAATGAATGGATTAAGATAGGAAGTAAAGAACCCACATTATTTATAACAACAGAACAAGATGAAGAAGAAATTCAAACAATGATGATTGCCTTTATTGCGGGCGTTGATGAAGAATTAATTATTAAGGGCATTTATACTGATGAAACATGGGCGAGAGTAAGTAAAGCTGCAAAAATATTAGAAGAAAGTCCTTTATATATTAAAAAATTACCAGACTTTTCTCTTGAAGATATAGAGATGAGTATTAAAAGTGGGATAAGAGAACATGGAGTAAAATATATTTTTCATGATTATATTCATACATCAATGAAGATATTGAGTGAAATTTCTAGTAAAGCAAAAGTAAAGAATCTGCGTGAAGATAATATCTTATTTATGATTTCTGTGAGATTAAAAGATATATGCACTCAATATGGAGTTTTTATTATGTCCGCAACTCAGTTAAATGGAGAATACCGCAACTCAGAAGTGTATGATCAAAACTTACTTAGAGGTGCAAAATCTATTGCAGATAAAATTGACTTTGGTTCAATAATGTTAGAAGTAACTAAAAAAGATTTAGATGCTTTAGAAGTATTATTAACAAATAATGGTATTCCAAAACCATCAATTAAAATTTCAATTTATAAAAATAGAAGAGGTAAATATAAAGGTATTTTATTATGGTGTAGAGATAATAGAAATCAATGTAAAATAGAACCAATGTTTGCAACTAATTATAATTATGAATTTATTGAAATGGAAGATACTCAAATTGAGATTTTACCTAATTTAATTGAAGCAGAGCCTTCAGCATTTTAAAGAGGTTAGTTTATGTATAATAAAGATAAAATAAAAAATAATTTATCTATATATGAAATAGCAAATTTATTAGATGAATTTGGGGCAGAGCCTCAAGTTCATTCTGATACTATTATTTCTAAAACAATTTGTCACAATGGAATTAATCATGGTTCACATAAATTATATTATTATAATAATACTAAATTATTTCATTGTTATACTGGTTGTAGTGAACCTTCTTTTGATATATTTGAATTAGTATTAAAAATATTAAAGCAATTAAAAGAAAAAGAATATACTTTATATGATGCGGTAGTTTTTGTTGCTAAATTTTATGGTATAGAACCTGACCGCAACAATCAAGTATTAAAAACATTAGAAGATTGGCACATTTTACAACAGTATGAAGAACGTAATAATTTTACTGAACCTATAAATAAAGAAAATGTTTTGTCAGAATATCCAAACACTGTTTTACAAAATTTACCTACTCCAATTATAGAAGATTGGGAAAATGAAGGTATTTCAAGAGAAGTAATAAAGTATAATCATATAGCATTTGATCCTGCATCTTGTAGTATTATAATTCCTCATTATGATATAAATAATAGACTTATTGGTATTAGACAAAGAACTTTAATTGAAGAAGAAGAATATTATGGTAAATATAGACCTGCTTATATTAATAATTGTAGTTACAAACATCCATTAGGATTTAACTTATATAATATTAATAATAGTTATAAAAATATTCAAGCTTTCAAAACTGCTATTGTATTTGAATCAGAGAAATCTCCATTATTGTATCAAAGTTATTTTGGAATAGAAAATGATATTAGTGTTGCGGTTTGTGGTTTTAATTTATTAAGATTTCAATTTCAAATGTTAATGAAGCTTAATGTAAAAGAAATAGTAATTGCTTTTGATAAACAGTTCAAAGAAACGGGGGATGAAGAATGGAAGGAATTAACTAAAAAATATTATAAAATGAATAACCAATATGGATCATATGTTAAACTTAGTTTTATATTTGATTCAGATAATTTATTAGATTATAAAGATAGTCCAATAGATAAAAGTAGAGAAATTTTTTTACAATTATTTAAAGAAAGGAGGACTATTTAATGGCATTAAATAAGGGATATTTATCAGCTAAAACAGATAAAGCAAGTGATGAGGTTTATACTCCAAGTTATGCGGTGGAACCTCTATTAAAATATATTGCTGAATACTATCATAGGCATGATGACAAACAATTAACTATATGGTGTCCTTGGGACGAAGAAGATAGTGAATATGTAAAATTATTTAGATATGCGGGTTATAAAGTTATAGCTACACATATAGATAATGGTTATAATTTTTTTGAATATGAGCCAGATGATTACGATTTAATTATATCAAATCCACCTTTTAGTATTAAAGATATGATATTAAAAAGATTAGATGAATTAAATAAGCCATATGCAATTTTACTACCCATTCCTAGTTTACAGGGACAAAAGAGATTTAATTATATTAAAAATTGTCAAGCATTAATTTTTGACAAAAGAATAAATTATTTTAAAAATAAAGAAACAAAAGAAATACAAAAAGGTGTAAGTTTTGGTTCATTTTATTTATGTAAAGATTTCCTTCCAAAAGATTTAATTTTTGAGGAGTTGGAGGTCAAATAATTGAAATACCAAGGAACCTATAAAAAAGATATAACTAAACCTATATTAAACTATATTTTAGAATCAAGAGGAATACCAAGCAATGAAATAGAACATTACCTTAATGCAACA